GTTGCAAGCCATTGATGAGTTTGAAGGATTAGACAAGAACGGTGAAGAACTTCTACTTGCTCTTAATTATATAGAGCAGGTTTTAATAAGATGTTCTATCGTTTTAGATAACCCTAAAAACACAGTACCAGCTCCCCCAGAGATGCAGGAAGAGGGATTCGGTAATACCGTATTTAAGTATGCGTTATCAGATTTTCCAGATATTTCTGAAATTAAGAAGCGATGAAGCACAAATTATATAAATATTTAACATACAATATTTTGTTGCGATATATACCTTATGAGGATATAATGCAGGAATTAAGTATTGTTGAATATTTATATTCAGATTTTACGATTGCAAGGCGTGCAGCGGTTAATGCACTGTACCGCCTTGCTGCCGATTACGGTTTTTCACGTAAAAAAGGAAAAGATAATTTTGCTGCATTTTACAATACAGTAGAATTAACAGAAGAAGAAAACAAAGTGATTGACGATATAGAATGTCTATATATCTATAAGAATTTTACTGCTCGTGAAATTGCGCAGATATATAATATAGAATTTAACAATAAGTTCGCAAAAATTCTAAATCAACTTTTCCCAAAAAATATGGGATTAGGCGGAAAAAGAAAAAACAGCGGACGTAAGAAAAAAACAATATGAAGCAATTTATAATTAAAAATGGATATTTCAAAGAGAGTATTTGCCCGGTAAAAATATCCGAAACAGGTATAGGTAGTGTTATTGAAACAGGAGGACGTTATCCTGAAAAATTTGAATATGACGCTGAAAAATACGAACCTATTTTTTTAAATGCAAAAGCAAAGATAGAATTATATGGAAAATTAAAAGATGCCGGATTAAACCCGGATGATTACATCGTAAATGACACCGTTCACGGTGCATGGAAAATAAAATTAAATCAAGGGATAGTATTTAACAAAAAAAAAGAAATGGCTAAAAAGAATTTTAAAAACACAGGAAAGCTTAATTTTGTTATAAAAAAATTAAGCGAATGTGAACAGGAAAAACACAAAAATGGATACTTCTTGGTGTCCGAAACATGGGGAACGTGTTTCTTCAGAGTTGCGCATAACCGACCAACTTTTGAAATTCAGCGATATAGCACGCCAACCGCTGAGCGTACATATACGAAAATACCGGTCGCAGCGTACAAAAATGTATTTCACGTTTATGTAAATGTGCATAAATATTCATTTTTTACACTAAATCTTCCCTACAATTCTATAATTGTAGGAATGAGCGATGAGCAGCCGTCAGGTGATTATTTAAATTATTCGTTTTTGGTCTATTCTAAAAACGGTGATATTCCTGAAATTGAAGGAATTTATGAGCAAGAAACGCAATTTATGATAAAACATGAAAATATTTCAGAACCTGTAAAGTTCAACATTTATAATCTTTGCCCGATTTCCGGAAGAGGTAAAACAGGACATATAAGGAGGTTTGAGATATAATTAAAAACAATGTTAGAATGGTATTGTCATATAAAAAGTTTTAATGGAGCACAAGTTGTATTCGCCCAAAATGAATATGGCGAGGCACACAATTTATTAGAAAATAATAAAAATGCCTTAAGAGAAATAATAAATAAAATAGATAGTATAAAATAAATATCTATTTTTTTGTTATACAGCCTTGCATAATTGCAAGGTTTTTTTATGTCAAAAAAATAAAAAATCAAAATATTTTTATATGTTTTATAACATATTTTAATTTTTTTTGTACATTTGCATAAAATATAATTTGCAAATGGGATTATTTAGTAAATCAAAGCCTAAATTAAAGAGAAAATCCGCAGATTTTTGGGTATCTAAAAATCAATTAACATATTTTGATTTTACCCAGAATTCAGATATTTTTATAGCTATCAATAGCGTACCAGAACTAAATTCTATTTTAAATTATATTTCCAAAAGTTTCAGCGCAGGAATTTGGCAAATTGACGATGAAAAGGATAAATGGCTTACCGATTTACTTTCCAAACCTCATACCGCTTATTCGGAAAATGAACTAAAAACATTAATAGCAAAAGAGTTAATAAGCTACGGAGTCTGTTTTTTGTATGCCAATAAAAATAGTATAATTTCAAGCACAAAATCTATTGTTGTATTACCAACACATTTAACTAATGCCGTTACAACCAAAAAAAATTCATCTGTTTTAGAAATAGAAAAATTAAGCGATATAATAGATTATATCCAAGTCGATTATATAGATGGAGTTAAAAAAATAGATGCATCCGATGTTATTATAATTTCACAATCAAACATTTTTGAAATTAAAAACAATACAATAGTTTTTAAAAGTCCTTTAAAAAGTCTTGATAATGTATTAAAGACAAGCACGGCGATTTATGAAACGATGTATGAATTAAATTTCAATCGTGGCGCTGTTGGCATTATTTCAAACGACAATCAAGACGCATCAGGAACTATACCAATGACACCGGAAGAAATTGAAAATTTACAAAAACAATACAAAAGATATGGAACGCTAAGGGATAAATGGCACTTGATGTTTTCGGATACGAAGTTGAGTTTTCAAGCAATTAGCAGCCCAATTAAAGACATGATGTTGCCCGAGCAGCTCAAACAGGTTAAGCAAATAATTGCTGATGTATTGGGATTTGATACGTTATTACTAAATAATACGGACGGCAATAAATATGCAAATTATAACGAAGCAAGGAAAAGTTTCTTTACCGAATTAATTCAGCCATTAGCCGACAATGTAGCTAATTCTTTAACCGACTATTTTTTAAGCGAAAGAAAATCTAAACTTACATTAGATTATTCACATCTTGACATTTTCAAACAAGACAATGAAAGACAAGCGAATATAATTAAGTTACAAAGCGAAATGATAATTAACCTTAATAACGCAGTCTCGACAAATGAAATAAGTAGAGAAATCGCCATTCAAATTTTAACACAAAACGGATTTTCAGAAATTGACGCAAATAATTTAATAAAATGAATAAGTCAGATAAATTAAATATCAATTTTGCCGTAAAACATAACTTTTATAAGTTAGAGGAAGCGGACAAGGGCAATCGCATAATTAAAGCAATAGCGAACACATATAATTATTTTGATAGCGATTATGATGTCTTGCGGATGAATTGCGCTAAAAAATCAATTCAGGAAAGAGGGGCAAACTCACAAGCCCCGAATAAAATACTACACGCAAAAGACCACAACTTAACACAATTGCCGGGAAAATCTATTGTAGAACAAGAAACTGTAATTAACGGTTACGAGGTTTTATATTGTGAAAGCAGATTATCTGAAACCTTAGATGGTGAGGAACTTTTAATCAAATACTTAGATGGTATTTACAATCAGCACTCAATCGGTTTTCGTTATATAAATTTAGAATACATCGAGAAAGGCGATAATAACTGGGATAAATTCATCTCTACAATTGTAAATCCGGAGGATGCCGATAAAGTCGGATACGGTTGGGATGTAAAAGAAATAGCATTATACGAATGGAGTACCGTAGCATTTGGTGCTAACAAATTAACACAATATTTAGGAATTAAAACAGAAAATAAGGCACTTCAATTGCAGAACATATACACAAAACTTAATGCTTTAATAAACAAGGCTAAACACCTTGACGTTAAAGACAAAGGTTTATTCGAGCTGCAACACAAACAGCTCAAACAAATGATTTATGAATTAAATTATCAAACCGCTAAGGCATCGGGCAAACCGACCGCAAAAGCTGATAATAATTTAATCGAATCAGAAAGAAATATTTTATTAAACTTAATTTAAAAGAAAAATGGACAAAATTTGGATAAAAAACAACGAATTTAAGCAGCTAACCGACGATGAGGTTAAAAAACTCAAAGCCGATGAACTTTCGTTATACGTTAAAGACTTAAACGAGCATAGAGTTAAGCAGGCGCAAAAAGAAATTGAGGAAAAAATAAAAGATTCAATTTCAAAAGAAGACTTTGAAAAATTAAAAGCTTCAATTGATGAACTAAATCAAAAAAATGCGGATAATTTAGAAATACGAATTAAAGAATTTGAACGATTAGCAAAAGAAATCGCCGAAAAATCTAAAAAACAATTTGCAGATACTGAAAAATTATCAGGTTTTGAATTGTCGTTAAAAATGGCAAAGGATAATATTTCAGGAAAAGAAATATCAAGCGTTTTGAAAGACTACAAAAAAGGCGATAAATTTAGCTTTTCTGTTAAATTCATAAGTGGAGATGTTACTGGTAATCCGAGCACTCCCCAATTAGTACCAGGGATTGGTCAAATACCTATGCCTAAATTCGTATTAAGTAATTTTTTCCCTATTTCGCCTATTCAGCCAAATAATGAGGGTGTGGCGAGTTATGATGACTGGGACGAAGCTACAACAGTAGCCGCCGCCGCAGCAATAGCAGAGGGTGCAGTATTTCCTGAAAGCACAGCGAAGTTTACAAGAAAATCAATTACGATTGAAAAAGTAGGCGATAGTATTTCAATGTCAATTGAAACAATTCGGGATTATGGACGTTTCGTTGCTGAATTAGCAAGATTTATCAGTAGAAATGTTTTAAAAGTTGTAAATCAGGCGCTTTGGAATGGTACTGGTGTAACTCCTAACATTGCAGGGCTTTACACTAATGCACCTGCATTAGATACCTTAACTGTTACGGCTAAGGAAAAGACAAGCACACCAGACATCATTGACCTTGTTAAAGTTCTTAACAAAAGAATTTTAAATGGAGCAGACGATAAATATATGCCGAACTTTGCATTCGTAAATCATGATGATTATCTTACCTTGCAACTCGCAAAAGATACAACCGGTAATTTGATTTATCCTAATGGTGTACCTATGGTTGGCGCAATCGAGATTATCCCTACATCTTTCGTCGCAACTAACACAATGTTAGTCGGCGATAAGAATTTCGTTGAGTTAATCGGAGACCCGAACGCAATTGAAATTGAAGCCGGATACCGTACAGGAGACTGGGAGAACGATAAAGAAAGCATCAAAGCACGTGTACGCACAGCTTTATTGTTAAGAGATGCCGACAAATCAGGCTTCTTGAAGGTAACAGATATTAGCGCTGCATTAGTAGCTATTACAGCAGTGTAGTTTTTTCATAATTATTATTTTGGTTAAGGGTGTGCGACAAACAGCACACCCGATTTAAAACAAAAAGACATGAAAGTACGATTTTTAGAAGATTATTCAAATAAGAAAAAAGGCGATGAGGTTGATTTAACCCCTTATCTTGCAAAAGAATTAATTTCAAAAGGAATTGCCGAACACATAGAGTTAGCAAAAAAAAGAGGTAGGAAACCTAAAAAACGATAAATAAATGAGCTTAATAAATAGCACATATTTTGCAAAGCCTGATATTAAATTGCCGATTGACAATATCAATGTGCAAGATTATATTGACAAATTCGAGAGTGATTTTTTAACTACACTTTTAGGTTACGAGCTACAAAAAGAATTTGTATCGGAAATTGAAGGCGGAACACTTGCCCCAAAGTGGGTCGATTTAAAAAACGGTGCAGAATACACTTATAATAATAAATTGAATTATTTTTCAGGTGTTGCAGAAATTGAAAGCTATTACATTAAAGCTATGATTTTAATAGACGTTCAAGGGTTTATATCTGATGCGGGCGCAAAGTTTGGAATGAATGAAAATGCAAATAACATGAACCCCCGTTATTTGTTCGCATTGGCATTAAACAAGGTTGCTGATTTACAATTACATTTAATAGACTTTATAAATTCAAAAAACTTAGAAATTCCAGGTACTTATAATAATTTCTATTATACAATTTTTAAACCAGTAAATATTTTTAATGTTTAAAAAGAATTTAATCATATCGAACGAATTACAAGACGTTGTCAATAAAATGACAACTGCCCACGACATTGTAAACCTAACTGATAATGGAACAAACACAACAATAATAACCTCATCAGCGTATTTATTTGAAAATTATTTACTAAAATCAGGAATGATAATTGAAATTGATAATGTAAATTACGAAGTTCTAAGCGTAGCGCATACAGCCAATAACGATTTAATCGAAATAAAAGGAATTTTAAAAGTCGGAACATCATGGAGTTTAGCAATTAATTACATGACCGGCACACGAATAGAAGTAAATCAAATTTTACAGCAAGAAAGCGGCAATTTAGATAGGTTTCCTTTAATTTGGCTTTTACAGCCGATTGAAACGAATTTTGAAAATCAAGCCGTTGATTTTTCGGCAGATTTAGTTTTGGTATTTGCTCACAAATCGAATGCTACCGACAGAGCAAGCAAACGATTAAACGAAAACATAAACAAAGTAATACAGCCACTAATCGACATATTTAAGCTACAATTAGAGAGTAATTATTTTAATTACATGATTGAAAGGGAAGGCGACAAAGAAATAGAATTAAAACAAAATATATTTCCATTTTACGGAACATCAGATAAGAAAAAAAGTGTTTTAAACACTTTTACAGATGCAATTGAGGTGCAAACGCAATTGAAGTTTAAAAAACAATTTATAATTTAAATTAAAAAAGATATGAGTTTATTAGTTTCGAGTGGTGGAATTGCTACCGGATTAACAGGGAAGCAAAACAGCCCGCAGAATTTAGGATATGATGCTAAGATTATTTTAGTTCCTGCCGGTACTGAAATAGCAACAAAAACATTAGCATTAACAGAGAGTACATGGTTAGACGCTATTAATTCGGCGGTAGGTAGTCGATTTATTTCATTACCTATTTTTTACGAATTAGAGAGCAGCCCCGAAGATGATGTATATGCTACTTCAAGTTTGGGCGCAGTTTCTTTTATTCGAGAGGGTAAAGATACAGTTAAGTACAGCGTAAAAGTAACACCGGTTGTAATGTCTCAACTTAGAACGTTCAATGGTGTGTCTTGGTCGGCTTACATTGTAACCAGTGAGGGATTTATTAAAGGCACAAGCCCCGATGATGTTCGTTTCTTGCCTTTCAAACTTGATAATTTCAGAGTTGAAAAGGAAATTAAAGCAACCGGAGCAGATACGGCAACATTACCTATATCTATTACTTACGCAAACCCAGCAGAGTGGGCAGATTTTCCTGCATTTGTAGAGCCTTTGCGCTCAGGCTTGCCCGAAGTTTGGAATCCCCGAGATTTAAAAGACCCGAAAGCAATTCTTAGCGCTGTTACAAGTGCTACAATATCCGGTTTCACAATCAAATTATATGGGTATGACGAAGTGCCATTTGAGGGCGCAGTAAAAGAAGATGTGATTGTGAAGGATAAGACTACCGGAGCGGTTACAGCCTTAACAAGTTTAACAGAAACAGTTCCTGGTACTTATAACGCCGTTGTAACATTAGCCGCAGGCACTTATCTAATTGGATGTGCACCGGTTGGAACGGCAGGAGCAACGCAAGGATTTGCAGGATTGGAACGTGATTTAGTTGAAATAACTGTATAGACATGAGACGCACTTACAACACGAGGTTAATTAAGTTACGAAAAGAAAAACGGACTTATAATAAAAAAATTGAACCTCAAAAAATTAAGAGAAGTCCGCAGAAGAAAAAAGCGAAATAAATTAAAGCGGGCATTTGTCCGCTTTTTTTAAAACATTATGAAATTTACAGACTACATAAAAGTATTTGATTTTTCAATCTCGGAAATGATAAACAAAATAATGAAAGGTTTATCAGATGAAATTATAGAATTAAATCAAATTGAGCAATTAAAAGAGGGTATAGATACGCAAGGCGAGCAGATAAAAACGTTAAAAGCCACAAATGGCGAAGTTTACGCACCTCTAACTATTGCAATTCGCGAAAGTCAAAATTTACAAACTGACAAAGTAGATTTAAAACAAACCGGTAAATTTTACAACACTTTTAAAGTTGTCGAAAATAATAAAGATTTTGAAGTAAAGGCAGATTTTGAAATACATGGGGATAACATAAGAGACTATTTCAGTCCAAAATTTGACTTCTTAGGATTAACTAATGATAATTTAGAATATTTAGCATTTGAAAACATTTTGCCAGAGCTTGAAAAACAAATAAAATCCAAATTAAAATTATGAAACAAATAAAAGCATTTTTATTAATAATTACCGATATCGCATTTTACAAGACAATCAAAGAATTAATCTTTATTTGGCATATTAAAAAATTCAGAAAAATATACACTGACATAAACGAATTTCCTTTGTATAATTTTTCAAAATGCTTAAAAGGTGAATTTGAATATTTATACAAAAAAAAACACAAAAAATATTCAAAAATATATTTTCAAAAGAAATTTCAAGATTTGGTTTTTCAATTAAAATATGTTGATAACGAATATATAAGAATGCAAGCCGATGCAGTAGATTATTACGCAAAATGGATAAGGACAGGGAATAAAAGGTGGAAGAATGAATTTAACACAATAAAAAAACAAATTGAGAAATACGATAAAGGCAAATTTGATTTAACAGATTTTGTTTATTATATCGAAAGAACATTTAAACACGCACCCGGAAGCATAGACCCGAAAAAAATAAGTACAGCATACGCTTTTAAATTATTTAATGAAGCAAAAGAAATAAATAAACGAAATGGCAATAATTAAGCATACAGACATATATGATGATAGCAAATCCCCTTTTGAAAATTTAAAAAAGGATTTAGCTAATTTACAGGCGCAAATATCAAAATTGACGCAAGAAAATATAAAATTGTCAAATTCTTTGCAGACCGTTAAAAAGTCGGGAGATGGCGAAGAAGCTAAGCAATTAACTAAATTAACGAATGACTTAGCAAAGAGTACAGCCAAACTGAACACTTTAAAAACAGAAGAAGCAAGAAAACTTTCAGAATTAAAAGTAAAACAAGCGGAATTAAATAAAAAAAACCGAGAAGCAGCAAAAGAACGTCTTGGTTTAGTCGATGCGTATCAAAAGGAAAGCAAAAGATTAAATGAATTGCGAAAAGCATATAAAAATCTGGCTATTCAAAATAAGGCAAACACAAAAGAGGGGAAAGCACTTTTAAAGAATTTGCAGAATTTAGATAAAAAACTTAAAGATGTAGATAAAAGCGCTGGACAAAGTCAAAGGAATGTCGGTAATTATTCCGGTGCATTAAAAGGTTTTGGTTTACAAATCTTAGGGACACTTGGGTTAATGGGTGGACTTCAAGGAGCTTTTACCGGTTTAAAAAATATAATCGGAGCTACTGCAGAGGGTCAATTATTCCTTGCAAAAGTTTCAGGTGCAACAAATACAGTTTTAGCAACATTTAGAGATGAGATTATAGACACTTGGGGGGGATTGATAAAATTCAATGATGAATTAAAAAACTCTGATAGTGTTTTAGAAACATTAGGAAACTCATATTTAGAATTTTATAAAGTTCGTGGACGTGGGTTGTTGAAGTTTTTTGCATCGTTTGCTGATGCGGCAAAGGGTAATTTTTCTGATGCTGTAAAAAATATGCAGGACGGATTTGTTCAAATGACATTAGGTATCGAGAATGCAACTGAAAAAACACAGGATTTTATAGACAAAACAAAGATGATGGCGGCGTTTGGTGCTGCTATTGCCGAAAGTGAGAAAAAACTTGAATTGGCAAGGTCAGAATTTGCAATAAGAGAAGCCAAAGACTTGCGCCGGATAGCAGATTTGCGACAAAAAGCCGCCGACAAATCAAATTATTCCGCAAAAGAAAGACAAAGATTTTTAGAACAAGCCTTATTTTTAACAAAACAATTAGGAAAAGAAAATGAAAAATTTGCACAAAAGGAATTAGCATTGCAACAAGCCGTTTTTAATGCCAACAAATCAAACATTGACGATGAAATAAAACTAAACGAATTAAAACGTAAAGCTGATGAGGTTGCAGCAAGTAATTTAAAGAAGCAAAAGCTTTTAGTTTCGGAATTACAAACAGCAAAAAGAGAAGCAGCACAAGAAGAATTATCAAATCAAATAACCAACTTAGAAATAATTGCATCAAAAAAGATAGAATTAAATACCGAAGTAGAAAAAAATATAACAGACATTGTTAAGCAAGAGCAAGAAGCCAGAACGGCAATAATTAAAACCGAGCAAGAAAAGCAACTTGCAGCATATGCCGAACTTGAACGAATTAAAAAAGAAATTGCAGAAACGGCATTAAGCGAAACCTTACAACTTGCGAAAGATTTATTTAATTCTTATCAAGATGATAAATTAAATAAAATTAAAACAGATTCAGAGACAGAAAAGCAAATTTTAAAACAAAGACTTGATGACGGATTAATTAGCGAAAAACAATATAAAGCCGAAATAGCAAAGATTGATAAAAAAGTAAGGATTGAAAATGCAAAAGCACAGAAGAAAGAAAGCATTTTCGGAATCGCTATTGATACCGCCGTTGCAGTAGTTAAGACATTAGCAAAGTATGGTTTTACACCGAAAGGGTGGGCAGCCGCCGCAGCCATGACAGCACTTGGAGCTGTGCAAGCCGCAGCCGTAGCAGCAAAACCGATACCTAAATTTGCAAAAGGCGAAATAGATATAAGCGGCAAATCACATGCAGATGGCGGTATCATTGCAGAAATCGAAGGCGGCGAAAGTGTTATTAATAAATCGGCAACGCAACAAAGTAAAGATTTATTAACAGCGATAAATAACGGATTAATTACAGATAAGGATTTTAAAGGAACAAAATACGATGCAAATTTAATGCTTGCAGGGCTTTTGATGTCTGGAAACAATATAAATAAGCAAATGTTGGATGCTATTCTTAACACAGTTAGCACTTACGACAGAGGCAACGAAAGGGTGATTATTTACCCAAACGGAAAAATTGAAAAATTCAAAATATGACAAGATTTAGATATTACTTAGATTTTGGTAGCGGGTATCAATTAGTTAATGTTTATAATAATAATTTACAATTAGTGTCTGATAAAAGTATTTCCCTTTCTTTTGAAACAAAAAAATTAAAAGGTGATATTACTTTTGTTGGAATAAACGCAAATCAAGCGTTTGCAAAAAGGGCTGCCGGATATTTTATCCCTTTCAAAATTGAGGAAAATGTAAACAATGTTTGGCATGTACTATATGAATGTTACGCAGATATAAGAGGGGATTACCTTTACCAAAGCAAGCTTTTAAAAATAGATAATTTTAAAACAAAAGCGTCAATTTATGACAAAATAATTTCAGGATTAAATAATAAATTCACATTAAGAAATAATATCCCTTTTTATAGTATTTCGCAAAATGTAACATCAAAGCGATTAGATATTTATAGCATTCCCACATCTTTGAGTTATGCAACATATATGAACCAATATACATTAGAGGGAGAGCCTGTAACATTAAATGCAGACCCAAGATGGGTTAATTTCAGATACTATTCAACAACCGGAACTACTCCTAATTTAGTACATAGATATTCAATTCAAAGTTTCGATTATCTGCCTGGTATTGTGGATGGCTGGAATGGATATAATCCTATTAATTATCAAGATACTATTGTGTGGGTAAAAGATACACCACCGCCAGACCCTTATACAGATGAATTATTTAATACTACTTTGTTGAGGAGGTCGCATTCACTGACTGACACATTAAATTATTTAGTTAATGGTTTAGATAGCAGTGTATCATTTTTGCAATTACACGCAAATCAATTAAATTTAAATGCAGATTATCAATATTTGGGATATTCAGATGATTTTAATCTTAATGAGGTTAAAGATATTCAAATATCATTAAAAGAAATATTTGATTTTTTATTAATATTTTATAATAATGCGTGGTATGTTGAAAGTGGATATTTAAAATTTAAAACTGCACCTTATTTTTTATTTAATTCGATTTTAGATTTAACAACTAAACAGATTGATAAAGATAAAATTACATTTGTATATGACCCGATGCCGGATAAGGAAATATGGAAGTCGCAAGATGTAAGTCTAGAGCCGTGGGTTATTAGTTATTTTCAAAAAAATATACTAACGGATAATATAACATTTGAGTACGTATCGCCTTTTTTACATGATTTTTGGTATTTAAAGAAGAAATTAGCACCATCAGGCAAGTTCGCATTTTTCCCATTTATAAACAGCATACAGACAATACCAACATTCAAGGATTTATATGATTTATATGCAGGACAGTCAGGGTATTCTGAGTACGCACCATTTTACATAAAATCAGATGCAAGCCAATTATACGGTAATGTACGTCCAGATGTTTACGATACCAGACCAATTTACAAGTACGAATTTGACATTAATTTAACATCTTATTATAATTTTGATTTGTTCCAAAAAATTAATTTTGCAAACGGAAATTCAGGATATTTGAATAAATACACGATTAATTTAAAGAATGGAATAGCAAAATTTGAGGTGCATTTTGATACTTTGAATTTTTAGTTTAAATTTGTGCTATAAAACATATTTTTAATGAATATACAACTTTCATACAAGGATAACCAAAACTGGGCTACAATCAACGGAAATGCAGTTTATTGGGGTGATTATTACGAATTATTCAAAGAAAGTAGAGTAGTACCTACTTTTTTAGCACCTGAAATTGTTACTGAAAATTGGAACGGTAAGACCATTGATGTGCAGCATAAACGTTGGGATGCTTATTATTTAGAATTTTTAGTTCGTGAGGAAGAAATAAACGAAATAAATAAATTACAAAGTTGTTCAGATATTGTAATTAAAGATTTAGACAGTAATATCCGGCATGATTTAACAATAGAAAACTTTGAACACATAGAAATAAGCGAGCCGGAGCCGCAAGATACTACTACAATTTATAAGGTTTCAATAAAATATAGAATTAACGAAACTATCATTAATAAAATTGATACCCTTAGCAATAAAAGTACTGTCGTTTGTAACAATACTTATCATTCCAAATTCGATAAACTTAATTTTGCTCAGTCGCCTGAAGCTGTTACAGTAAAATGGTCGGATAATTCTGACAAGGTTTTAAGAACTATTACAAAAACCGGTTACAAAACTATTTTATTTTTATCAAATTCAGAATATACGCAATTTATTTCAGACTTCACGAATTACAATTTAACAATTGATAGTATAAATGTAATTGAAAAGCGAATCAGCTCAGACGACATAATAGGAGAAGATTTACATAGGATTGAATTAGAATTAATTACAGATATTTCTGTTAAAACGGATAATATAAACCTGTTAAATGGTACTAATAACTTACAGATAACTTATAATACAATTATATACAACTACTATACTAATTATCCGGTGTTACAAACTGTCGAGGATGCGCAATTTGACAGCATTGATAATGAAAACGGATATAAAGACGCAGTTAAGATAACAACGCGTTACACCTACGTTGCTAAATTCTATTTAGATGCCGCAAAAGCATTTCAATTAAAAGAGCAATTTGCAAACGGAACAGCAACAATAAATTCTATTAACATAATTGAAAAAAATAATGTAGAAATAAATCAATTAGATTATGATTTATACGAGGTTGTAGTTAAGTGTTTAACAAATGTTCAATTAAATTACCCTTATAATTAAAATGAGTTTAAAAATTTACATAAATAGCGAAATTCAGAGCTTCAAGAAAGTAGGCAGCGGCGATATTTTAGCAGGTTTACAAAAATCAAAAACATTTAAATTATTGCAAATTTACGATGCTTATTCAGACGTTTCAAATGCTATAACTAAATTTGAAGTTGTTGAATTAAATCAAATAGGTAACGAAATAGGACGCCAAACATTGCCAAATTCAATAATAAAATACAACAACGGACAGTATGTAATAGATTTTACACAAGATTTAGGATTTATGTTAGAACCGGGAATTTATTATTTTGAATTTCTAAACGGTAAAGATATTTTTAAGTCTGATATTTTTATAGCGAAAAAAATAGATATAGAAATTACGGCGGATATGACAATAATAACAGCCGATAATGATATTGTAAGAGTAAATGACGAAAACATAATAATTTAAAATTTAAAGATATGGCATTAGTAAATATAGGAACAAGCCCTAATGACGGCACAGGTGATAAATTAAGAAATGCGTTTGATAAAATAAACACAGGCAAAGAGGATGCATTCACAAAGAATACGGCTTTTAATAAGAATTTTGGTACTGTGGCAGGTACGGTAGCAGAGGGTAATCATCTGCATGATAACAGGTATTATACCGAAATAGAGGTTGATAATAAACTTATTAATAAAGAGAATTTAATCAATCATATCTTAACTACGGAAGACCTTAATACGATTATAAAATCTGGTATGTACAGGTTGGGGAGTAATATAA